CTAGTAGCACTTGACCAGACAGAACTGCGCCAAGTATTCAAAGCCTTAAAGAATATGGGTGAAGAAGCAAACGAAGAGGCCAAGCGCCAATCAGGCGCTCTGGCCGAATTCGCCCGGGCTGAAGTTATCCAAACTGCTAGCCGAGGCAATAACACTAAAGTCTCAGGGCGCATTGCTCAGGGTTCTAGAGTTAAGAAGTCAAGCCGTATCGGTGAGATTACTTATGGCTTCGCTTCTCAGAAGTTTTCAGGTGGAGCAACCACTCGAGACATCTGGGGCGGTACTGAATTTGGATCTAACAAATATAAGCAGTTCCCTGTCTGGTCAGGCCGCGAAGGCCGAGGCTCAAAGGGCTGGTTTATCTATCCAACGCTTCGCAAGATTCAACCGCAGATCGTTGCTAGATGGACAGAATCATTTACTAAGATTTTGAAGGAGTGGAGCTAATGGCAACAGGTACAAGAGCGTTAACGCTCAAGCTTCTTGCTGATGTCGATAACTTCACTAAGAACCTTGATAAGGCCGATAAAGATGTTATGTCTTTCGGCGATAAAGTTTCGGACTTTGGAAAAAAGGCTGGATTAGCATTCGCAGCCGCAGGCGCAGCAGCCGTAGCCTATGCAGGCAAGTTGGCCATCGATGGCGTTAAGTCAGCCATTGCAGATGCAGCCGCTCAAGAAAAGTTAGCCCTTACTCTTAAGAATGTAACTGGCGCAACTGAAGATCAGATTGCTGCTACTGAAGATTACATAACCCAGACTTCTCTGGCATTCGGCGTTACAGATGATGATCTACGCCCATCCTTAGAACGCTTAGCCCGCGCTACTGGCGATGTTGAAAAGGCTCAGAAGTTACAGACAGTTGCGATCGATGTTGCAGCAGGCTCAGGTAAATCTCTTGAAGCCGTTACTAATGCCATGGCTAAAGCCGCAGAAGGCAATACGGCCGCACTTGGCAAGTTAGGCATCGGATTAACATCGGCTCAACTCAAGACAATGAGCATGGATCAAATCACCGCTAAACTTGCAGATACTTTCGAGAACCAGGCATCGGCTAAGGCAGATACATTCCAAGGCAAGTTAACTCGACTACAGATCGCCTTTGATGAAGGCAAGGAAACCGTAGGCGCTTACATCCTTGATGCCATAACTCCAATGGTCGATATCATCGTCAAGAAGGTAATCCCAGCGATTGCAGACTTTACGAGCAACCTAGGCGATAAACTTCGCCCGGTCATGGAGTTCCTAAGCCCGATTATTAATGGCCTTCGATCAGCCTTTAATTCAGTAAAAAATTCACTCAACGATAACAGCGAAGAATTAAAGCCGCTTATCAACCTATTTAAGAACATTGCTGAGTTCTCTCGCGATGTACTAGCACCAATTATAGGCAAGACTTTAGGTAAAGCATTTGAAATCTTAGGCGCAGCAATAGGTGGATTAATTGATGGCTTGGCCAGAGTCGTTTCATTTTTTGATGATCTTTACAACAAGATCAAGCGAGTAATCGAGATATCTAAGCAAATCGGTTCTGCCCTTAATCCATTTAATAACGCATCATTTGAAACTGGGGCATCTTCTCCAGCAGCCGCACCAATGGCTCCATCGATGCCTAATGAACCAATCGCCGCTTATCGATATGTTGGCGGCCAAGGTACAACCAATATCACCGTTAATGGCGCAATCGATAGCGAGTCAACCGCTCGCCAGATTGTAAGCATTCTCAATGATTCTTCAGCTCGAGGAACCCTAGGAAGCGCAGCCTTCTTTTAATGACCGCTTATACCCCAGCCTATAAAGTCATAATTGATGGCCTTGAAGCAACAGATGTAACTATTGCCAATCTAGTCATAACTTCTGGCCGTACCGATATCAATACTCAGCCACTTGCAGGCTATTGCCAGTTGCAGTTAATGAACTTGGATAACTCAAGTTATGACTTCACAGTGGGAACCGGGCTGGCAGTAGAAGTCACTGACTCGGTTGGTGCTTACATTCCAATCTTCGGCGGCTATATCTCAGATTTTACTATTGGAGTTAATCGCGCTGGAGATCTTGGCTATACAACTATCGCCACAATTACTGCGCTGGGAGCCTTATCTAAACTGCCTCGAATCATCGATGCTGGAGTTTTAAGCCAAGATCAAGACGGCGATCAGATTTACACCCTTCTTTCAGGGTATCTGCTCGGTCAATGGAATGAAGTGCCAGCAGCCCAAACTTGGGCGAATTATGATCCGACCGAGACTTGGAATAATGCGGTTAATCTAGGGTTAGGCGAAATCGATCGACCAGGGGATTACACCTTAATCGCTCGATCATCCAATAACACCGATCTTTATTCATTGTGTGCAGATATCGCTAACTCGGCCTTCGGCGTTATTTACGAGGATTCAAATGGCAATATTGGTTATGCAGATCAAACCCACCGCCAAGACTATTTAGCCGCTAATGGCTATACAACCTTGGATGCTAACCATGCCAATGGATTAGGTTTATCGGCTACTACTCGAGCAGGCGATCTCCGCAACTCATTTACTATCAATTACGATAACAACGCTAACCAGACTTACACCGCTACTGATCCAATTAGCCAAAGTCTCTACGGCGTTTATGCTGAAGAATTTACTTCTCGGATTAAACATACTGCCGATGCAGAGGCTTTAGCCGATCGTTACATCGAGCTAAGAGCCAACCCTTATCCAAAGTTCCAGAGTATTACTTTCATTCTTGGCAACCCAGAGATCGACGATGCCGATCGAGATGCTTTAATCAATATCTTTATTGGTCAGCCTGTCTGGATTCAGAACCTACCCGGCAATATCACTAATGGGGAATTTCAAGGCTATATCGAAGGCTGGACATTCCGAGCAAGCCTAAACAACCTGAGCGTTACTTTTAACGCTTCTCCAATAAACTTCTCCCAAGTTGCGGTAAAATGGGAGCAGGTAAATGCAGCAGAGACTTGGAACACTCTAAGTCCAACCCTTACATGGATCAACGCGATAGGAGTCGTAGCCTAATGGCAACAACAACAACCAACTTCGGCTGGGACATTCCACAGTCGACCGACCTAGTCAAGGATGGCGCAACCGCTATCGCTGCACTCGGTCAAGATATTGATACAGCAATGGTCGACCTAAAGGGCGGCACAACTGGTCAGGTATTAGCAAAGGCTTCGAACACAGATCTTGACTTCTCATGGGTAGCCCAAGATGATTCAAACGCTATTCAGAACGCGATCGTTGATGCTAAAGGCGATTTAATCTCAGCAACCGCAGCAGATACTCCAGCGCGTTTAGCAGTAGGCACGAATGGCCATGTTCTAACGGCAGATTCAACAGCAGCAACAGGTATTAAGTGGGCTGCGCCAGCAGGCGGCGGCAAGGTTTTGCAGGTTGTAAATGCGGTTTATTCAACAGCAACAACAATTACATCTGCCTCATACACAGATACAGGCTTATCAGCCACTATCACACCTTCATCTGCTACATCGAAGGTTCTTGTTATCGTATCTCAACAAGCCTACACATCACGATCTGTTGGCGAATGCGCTGCTGGTTTTCAGGTACTGCGTGGCGCAACCATTGTTGTTGATCCTGGCACAAGTCCAAATTCTTTAGGTATAGGCGCTTCTGGTGCTGCTTCAACTCACGCTAATGGCAATTATTCCGTTTCATACCTTGATTCACCTGCTACAACTTCGGCAACAACTTACAAAGTGCAAAGCAAGCCTTTAACTACAGCTAACTCAAGTAATGTTATTGCGCAAATTGATAGCAGCCGTTCAACAATTACTCTCATGGAAATCGGTGCATAATGTATCTCTTCAAAGCAATTAAAAATCTCACTCCAGATGCAGAGTTCACCTTTACTGAAGAAGATTATTCTTCTATCACTTGGATTAAAAATGACGGCATCACACCGACTCAGAAGCAAATTGATGATGAAATTAAAAGCATCAAAGCGAATGAAGCAAAAGAGGCTACGGCTGCTGCTGCTGCAAAATCTGCACTATTAGATCGCTTAGGTATTACTGCTGAAGAAGCCAAACTGCTCCTTTCATGAAGCCAAAGTTATGCAAAGCAGGTCAACAACTTCGCGAACAGTTCGATGATTGTTTCAGCGATCGTGATCGCACCTCGGATGGCTGGATCGGCGATAGTCGCCACTCAGCTCGTAAGTCTGACCATAATCCAGATGCACAGGGCTGGGTTCGTGCCATTGACATTGACCGGGATTTATCAGGAAAGCCGAAGCCAGACATCATGCCTGATCTGGCGGATCAACTTCGTCAGTT